GAGAAGGGCTTTCTGTGAGTGATATTGCGGTTAAGGTAGCTAAGAAAAAGGCAAGTTAATTAAAAACTGAATACTGAGCGGGTTTTTTTCTCGATCGACGGATTGAGGGGAAACGCAAGAATAAAAAAGACAGTCGGTAAGGACTTACCTCTTTGCTGGTTGTCTTTTTTTATTGCCCGCAATTGAGAATAACGCGGGTGCGTTGCCCGCATAAAAAGTGAATAGGACGGGAAGTCCGGGGACTGGGTGTCCCTTGTATGAATGGCGGGAAGCCGAAAGGAAGTGTGTCACATGTTGCAGGCAATAGTTAAAGAAGACGTGTACGGTGGTTTGTCGGATGAACTGAAGAAAGAGTACAAAAAGCAGGATGACGGGACGTATCTGCTTGATGTAACTCCGGTTGGGGACGTTGCCCTTGAGAATGTTAAAGGGCTAAAGTCTTCAGTTTCCGCGGCAAGGGCTGAGCGAGATAAAGCACAGCAGGAACTCAAAGCCTTTGAGGGCCTCGATGTAATCAAGGCGCGGGATGCGATCCAGAAGGTCGAAGATATGGCGAATTGGAAGCCTGATGATAAAGTCAAAGAGCAGATCGAGGCCATCAAAAAGCAACTCACTGATAAGCATCTGGGCGAGATCGGCAAGAAGGATGAAGCCGTTAGTTCGATGACAAAGCAACTCGAAAAGATGATGATCGAGGCCAATGCGGCTACGGCCATCGCAGAGGCTAAAGGTTCCGCAAAATTGCTTTTGCCACACGTCAAAAACGCAACTCGAATGAAGCAAACAGACAAGGGTGAATTTGTTGTTGAGGTTATCGATACTGACGGGAATGTCAGACTCAGCCCAGCAACTGGTTCGACCGCACCAATGAGCATTGCCGAGTTGGTTGCCGAGATGAAGACACAAGATTCTTTCGCACCGGCATTTGAAGGTAGCGGAGCTTCAGGTAGCGGGGCAACGGGAAGCAATACCAGGGTCGTTAATGGATCGCATGTTATCTCTGCTGTTGACGCCAGAAACCCTGCAAAATACCGCTCAGCTAAGGAAGCGGCAACCAAAGCTGGCACAACGCTACAAATATCAGAAACGTAAAATTCTATTTTAAAGGGCAAGAAAAATGGTAAATGTATTAGGTATCTACAATCCGGTTTTTTACGCTCAAGAAGCCTTGATCCAACTCGAAAAGGCTCTTGGGATAGCAGGTCGTATCCATCGCGGATACGATGACGAGCGGAGGACGTTCGGAAAAGGACAGACAGTTAGTATCCGCAGACCCTCCGTATTTGAAGCGAAGTCTGCTCCGAGCGCTGCTCAAAATATAGCAACCAGCTACGTTGATATAACGCTGGACCAGTGGAAAGAAGTAAAGTTCGCTCTTACCGATAAAGAGTTGGCTTACACTGGGGAGAAAATCATCAATGAGCATATTCAGCCAGCGGCCTATGCTTTGGCTGATTATATCGACCAGGACTTGGCGAGCCTCTACAAGTATGTGCCGTGGTATTACGACCTGTCGGGCACACCGGTCGTAGCGGACGTTACTGGGCCTCACAAAGTAATGTTTGATAATAAGGTTCCGGTTTATGACGATGCGAACATGCACTATATGATGAATGGTGAGTTATCTCATTCACTTATGGGGCTTGCTGCGTTCAGCCAGTATCAAGGTGCGGGCGATGCGGGTGTGCAAACGCAACAGAGAGGTACGCTCGGCAGGAAATACGGCATGGAGTGCTTTGCGAACCAGAACACTCCGTCGCATGTTGCAGGAGCGTGTGCAGACGGTGCCGGGGCTATTCTTGCCGGTGGTTTCCTTGCGGGTGTCTCCACAATCAGTATTGACGACTTGACAAACACTCAGACTGTCAAAGCGGGTGACTCTTTTGTGATTGCTGGCAACTCGCAGCGATATGTATTTACAGAAGATGGAACCGTTGCCACAAATGCGTTGACTGGCATTGGTATTTATCCGGCATTAGTTGTGGATGCTGCTGCCGACGCTGTTGTTACAATTCGCGTCGATTCTCATGTGTCAAATCTCGCATTCCATCGCAATTTTGCTGCACTGGCAATGGCACCGCTGTCTGAAATAGGCAACGAGCTTGGTGCTAAGATCGCAACGATTACAGACCCGATAAGCGGGCTGTCAATCCGATCTCGCCTGTACTACGTGGGCAACTCCTCGGAGGTACATGTTGCCTTGGACATCCTGTTCGGCAAGCAGATTCTTGATGGCAACTTAGCGTGCAGGGCTTGCGGATAACAAAGAAAATTAACTGATGCCCACTCGTATTATTAGCGAGTGGGCATCTTGAAAAACTCGAAAGTGAGGATATTAAAATGGCAGTTATTCCAACAGTCGAATTGGTGGGGCCAGCCGGTCGTCGAATCGTCAATGCCTGCGATGAACAACAGTGGCGAGCTAAAGGCTACAAACTCATTGGCGAGAAAGCCAAAACCGAAAAGTCTCTTTGCGATAACGATGCCGACGGTCTTTTCGGCATGGAGAACAGAGAACTTCGGGAGCTTGCGGAGGCTTGTGGAATCGACCTTGGCGGAGCTACGAAGAAAAGCGACCTTGTTGCGGCTATTCGCAAAGCTCGTGCCGAAAAAGCGAAAAAAGAAAACGAAGATAAAGGCGGCGAGGAGTAAGCGATGGCTTTCGTAGTCGAAACAGGTGCTGGGTTGTCGAACGCTAATAGCTACTTGTCGGTAGCGGATGCGGATTCTTATCACACGGATCATAGCGGTTCGAGTGATTGGAGCGGAGCATCCGAGGCTGACAAGCAAAAGGCTTTGCGTTTAGCGACCCAGTATCTTGACATAACATATCGGGGTCGCTGGCGAGGGGCTAAGGACAGCAGTACACAAGCTCTTGCGTGGCCGAGAAGTTATGCGGTCGATGATGATGGATACTTAATTGACTGCGATAGTTTACCGCAACAACTCGAAGATGCGTGTGCTGAATTAGCTCTAAAGGTTATCGAAGGCGACACGTTACTCGAGGACTTCGACGAGCCTGGCACGGTTCGCAGTGAGTCGGTCAAGATCGGGCCTATCGAGGAGAGCAAAGAGTACATGGGCGGTAAAGCTCCGGCTAAGCAATACACAATAGTTGGGCGGTTAATCCGCTCGCTGATTGAGTCCAGCGACAGAGTATCGAGAGGATAAAAGGTTATGGCAAAAGACAAGGAATATGGCTGGAAGACAAGTCTGAGGGCATGGCCTACGGCTGAGGACACTACCAAACTGGAAGTCGAAGTGACTTTGAAATTTGACGAATTTCCGCGTCGTCATTTCGGGCAGATATATGAAGTGTCCAATCCACCGACGGCGGCGGAAATCAATGATGTCAAGGCCCAAATGCAGAGCGAGGTAAGCACGAGAGCGGCGGAAGTAGCAGACAATGACGAGGCCACGAAATTGGTGACTTCACTGTTTGAATCAGCGATGACAGGTACAGTAAAAGTGACCAAGACTAAGAAAGAAGGGTAGCATGGGCAAGGGTTGGCATAGTCCTGATGGTAACGGTGGCGACGCAGGCTGGAGTTTATTAGTTAAAGCCTATGACGGCAGTGTTGGTACGGAAGCTTACACCCAGAAAACCGCCGCTTGGGGGACATGGTCGTTTAGCACACCTGTTGCGGACGTGGATGTGATTGGTATCTATTGCCGAGGCTTTACCGGCTATCCCGTAGCGGCATGGAATCCGAATATCGTTATCGAACTGTACTACAACGGCGGCTGGCATGAGGTCTGGTCGGGGGTAGTGACTAAATCGCAGTGGAAATATATTATTATTGAACGATTGGCGTATGCTGTTTCGGAGGCGAGAACAAAATGTCTGACGGCGATTGGAGGAATCAAATTCTTTTTTGTCGGCGAGATTAAGATTGGCAGGTCGGCGAGGATCGTTTCCGAGACACCTGGCCCGTCTGATGACGAGGAAAATATACAACTGACAGCAGGTCTCTTTATTTTTTTAGGCGGCGATTGCTATGCGAATTATGCCGACTTTTATCTCGGCCACGATAATCCGCCGGTGACATTTATAGAACGAAATGAAAACCCACTAACCATTGCAACGTCTATAGGTATATCTGAAAATTTCGCGGCTGATTATTACTGGCAGGTAAAACTTGCTAATGATGTTAATGCAGATGT